AGGTTCTCGCATATTGCCAGAACACGTTCAACAGGCGTATCACAAACTAGTTGCGGCTATTCAACTAGGTCTAATTTACTTAGAAAGAGGTGAAGAAGAATGAATGTAGTTAAAAGATGGAAAGAAATAATCAATGAAATTAAAACAAAAACCCATAGCGTGCCAAGACTTGATGGCACAATTAAAAAATATTACAATAAACGTGAGGAAATTGCCGCATTATTGGTTATTGCGGAAGTATTACAAGGAGGTAAGAAAGAATGAGAATGAGTTTACATAAATTATATTTGATTACAACGAATGACAAATCATTCGATGAGTGGGCAAAGAAAAAGAAGAAGGAACTTGTAGGCGTATCTCTTGATACGTTCAATCAAGGCTACAATGAGATGCATAACGGAGCATATTTGCCAAAGGCATCTTTTGTATGCTATTGGGAGATTGCTTCAAGTGCTGAAGTTGCAAAACTAGCACCTGCTATAACACAAGCGAGTCTTATTCATATGCTACACCGTTTTATCGAAAGAGAAAACTTTGAAGAAGTCGAGGTAACTACTGCCATGATTGGTAATTTTATGAGACTACTCGGACGATTGGGTGAAACAGATGAAGAAGAGTGAATGGATTTACTTAGCAAAGGTCATGTGGCAATTTGCTGAAACTAATGAGGGTCGAATCAGCCCTCTTCTAAAAGAATTGATTACAAAAGTAAATATGAATATGGAGATGATTATTGATGAATTGGATGAAAATGGCGAGAATGCTTGAAGCAATAGATGGAGAATCACCAACAAGACTGGTAACTCTTCTTTCAGAAGAGTTGAAAGAGATGGAAAAGGTTTCTGATAAACAGAACTTCTTGCAAATTCTAGATAAAGACAATCTGAAGGCAAATGGTATGGCTTTGACAAAGACAAAGAAGTGGCTAGCAAAAGCCTTTGATGTCCATACTGATGAGATTGAAGCCATGTATATGGCTCATGATGATTTAGGGGATGCTATTTATTACTTCGATGTATCTTCTGAAACTACTGGAACTCTTTTAGGATTTACTTTGAATGTTCTCAAAACCCATCTAGAAATGCCATTTTCTAAGATTGAATCTGATGAGTTTAGAACATTCCAATGGTTGATGGAAAGTATGGCTTCTCTTGAAAGAAAGTGGTTTATTCGTTATTTGTTGAGAACACCTAGAAATGGAATCAATACTGGCATTATTACAAAAGCAATCGCTAGAACATACGGCTACAAGGTAAGTGAAGTCAAGAAGCATCTGATTACTTCAAGTGTGAGCGATGTTATTCTTTACTATGAGATGGGAGAAGTTCCTAAAGCGACTTTATCTCATGGTTCTTATGTTGCACCAATGTTAGCAAAAGATGTTCCCATGAAGAAGTGGCCAAAGAACAAGATTGTTGATTACAAGTATGACGGTAATCGTTATCAAATTCACAAAGAAGGCGAATCAGTAATCATCTTCAACAGAAAAGGCAAAGTTGTAACGAAGCAATTCCCCGATGTTGTTGAAGTTGTTTCAGAATATCCAAATGGAATTTACGATGGTGAAATATATCCTATCAATGAAGATGGAAGTCCTGCTGAACATAAGAAAATGGGAACAAGAGTCCATTCAAAGAATGTTCAAGAAGCAATGGAAAAGGTAGAAGTAAAGTGGGTTATGTTTGATTGCCTCAAGATTGAAGAACAAACTATTATTCACTTGCCGTATTCTGAAAGACTCGCATTATTTGGAGAATTACCAGACCAAGCACTTAGAATGAAAAAAGGTGAAGATGTGTTGGCTTTCTACAATAGAGCAATCAATGATGGCTTTGAAGGTATTATTGTCAAAGATGCTGATTTACCATATCAAGCGGGAAGTAGAAGTGTTGGTTGGGCTAAATACAAACCACCCCGAATTGAATTGGATGTAGTTGTTCTCAAGGCTAAGTATGGTCAAGGAGCAAAAGCAAATGTGTTTGCTACGTTTGAAATCTTTGTAAAGAATGAAAGAGGTTTCTATTCTGTTGGTTGGGTTGGAACAGGTTTTAGTGATAATGACCTATATCAATTAACTCAAACTCTAAGAAAGAATGTTGTTGATTATACAGATGGTGTTTATGAATTTACACCGAGAGTTGTTTTAGAAGTAACTGCTGATTTAATTACTCAAGATGCGAATGCACATACAGGATTGAGATTTCCACGTTGTAAAAGAATCCGTAATGATAAGTTTGTAAACGATATTAACACGCTTGATGATGTGGAGGCAATGAGATGATTCAGCCCCATACTATGACTGTTGTCAATAACAAAACATACCGATGCTTGAAAGTCGAAGATGGCTATGCTTATCTGAAAGACATCACTCAAGAGCAAGGTCGGCCAATGAAAATAAAGGCCGAAGAATGCCCGTATTTTTCTGCTGATGGGCAGTATGTTACTCCAGTAGTAGAACAGCCCAAGAAGAAAAGAACACGCAGTATCATCAATATAACAAGCGTTATCAAAGAGAATACTGACTTTCAAATTTCACGTTCAGCAAAGAATTTTATTCATGAATGGGTTGAAACTGCTGTCGGTAACATTATAGTAAATGCCGAACACAACGCGAGAGCGAAGGGACACACTCGGATAAGTGCCGCCCACATCTTTTGGTTAGAAACGAATAAAGAAGTCAAAGGATATTGGAAGGAAAACGAGGATTATATTCGTGATTAATATGTTTGATTTTCCCGAACTAAATCAAATGATGATTGAATACGGGAGTGTTACTTGCTATAATTTCTTTGTGTATGGGAATATGACAGAAGAAGAAATCAAACTACTTGTTGATGGTGTGCGGATTAAAACACTTATGCGAGGATTCACAAATCATTTAGTTATCTTTTCTTCTTATGTTGATGAAGACTTAGCAACAATGCTCAAACATTATCAAGGAACAACAATAACAATTGCCTTTGGAGGAACAGTTTCCATGAAAGAACTTGTAGAAGGGACAATCATGGATGGGCTTAAATTTCTACATTACAAAGGCGACTTCTATGGCGAAACAATAAGTGAGAGTCATGTATAATGAAAATATGTTAATAGGAATTTTACTATCAATATCCAAAATGAAACTGATTCTTCAAAAGAGAGAAGAGTCATCTATTGGATATGAAGTGAGATTGAATCTTGTCATAAGAGGACAAGAGGATTTTCTAAAGGGAGTCCAAAGAGATTTGCTGATGTATTATAACATTAAGACAAATCTTCGCTTGAAAGAAAGCAAAACAAGACCAAGACCTATTCTAGTGATAGGCAAAATAAAACAACTTCAACGGTTAGTTGAATTAGTTCCAAACTTACCATCTGCTAATGGTGAGTGGCCGACATTCAAGGAATGTGTAGAAATAGTGGCCAACAAAAAACATCTGAGACTTGAGGGCTTAGAAAGAATAATGCAAATAAAGGGAGTATTGTAATGGGATTTACCAATATGAATAATTTAAGACCAATTTTAGTTACAGGAAAAACAGGGACAGGAAAGACAACAAAGGCTAGAACCTTTGTGAATGACCCAGTAGTTTTCTATGCAAATGATATTGATTATGACATTGGGGCAATAAATCCCAGTAAAGGAATCATCATCGAGGACTTGCATTACAAACCTGATAAGCAAAGCATCCTTTCAATTCTTAGAACATACAAAGGACAAATTGTATTGACTTCAATCAATGAGAAGTCTGTTCCAAAAGAGATTAAGGCCATGTGTCAAATTAAGAGAGCAGGTGCGAAGAAGCACCTTCATGATAAAATACGTTCACTTGCTCCAAGAAGCGAAGAACCGTTTTCATATGAAAAAGATACATATTCTTTGGTCATGGACTTTCTGAAAAATACAGATAGAGATATGGTCAAAGACCTACTACTATTCAATAAACCATCTGATGTTCAAATACTCACATGGCTTTGTGAGAACTTACATCCTAATAGATTAATATTCGTAGATGGAGTAGTAAAACGTAGATGGAGTCAAAGATACTTCTATGAGATGTTAGCCTATACTCATATGGGAGGGAGTCGAGGAAGATTGAGTATGCCAACTCGAAAACAATACTCGAAGATACCCTATCTTTCAAGAAAACTCGGAGTAAAGAATCCAAAGTTACTCAAGCAGTTATTGAAAGATGAAGAATTTAAAGAATGGGCAAAAAAGAAACTATCCAATGCTGATTGTAGAATACTGAAGATTGGAGAGAAAAAGCGTAGAAAGAAACTTGAACCAATAGTTGTGGAATACAAGTCGCTCTTTCAATTTGGAGATGAAAATAAATGAAATACAATTTTAATTTAGGAGACAGAAAAGGCTTTCTTAGCCGTGTAGAATTGCAGTTAGATTTAACGAAAGTCTTTCACAATTTAGAGAATGAATTTATGAGAACTGATTACGCAGTAATTCTTTTAGCACTCGATAGTGAGTTTAGAACTCTCAACGAACTAAGAAGACTTGCACATCCAGATGTTGTTAAATTGACATCTGATAAAATCAATACTTTCTTACTTGAACTTGAAAGAATAGGTCTGATTGAGTCGAAGAAAGAAGGAACAAAACACCGTTTGTATCGACGGATGACAAGAATAGATATTAACAATAAAAGATGGAGAGTATGAATATGCTATGGACAGAAAAATATAGACCAACAAAGTTACATCAAATTATTGGGCAAACTAATTTTACATTGGATGCTCAAGAATGGAAAGCCGAGAGCAATATGCCAAACGTATTAATTTACGGGAATAGTGGTAATGGTAAAACAACCGCAGGTATTGTTCTTGCGAGAGAAATACTCGGTGATAACTTTAAAGATAACTTCATTGAAGTAAATGCTTCTGATGATAGAAAACTAGAGAACGTTAGAACTACTATCAAACAAGCGGCACAAAGCGGAACTATTGGAGATGTTCCTTTCCGTATTTGTCTATTGGATGAATTGGAAGGAATGACAACTGATGCTCAAAATGCATTGAAGCGTATTATGGAAAGATATGCTTCTAACATTCGATTCATTATTACTTGTAATGATAGAAACAAGATTATCTTTGCACTTCAAAGTAGATGTGCAAACTATCATTTCAAGCCATTGAATAACGAAGATATGATGACAGTCCTCAAATCTATTCTTGAACAAGAGAAAATCTCTCATTTCAAGGACGAAGATTTAGGGGGCTTTATATATTCCATGCAGGGTGATATGCGGAGAGCGATTACCGAGTTACAGGCCGCAAAATCTAGTAACACAACTCTTAGAAAACAAGTAACGATTTCACTTGAAGATTATGAAAAAATACTAAACAAAATAATCAATAAAAATACAAACGTCTTAGGTGATATTCATGAATTACTCTATCAAGGTAGAACCGTCAAAGAAATTTGCAACGGACTACATGATGTTGTTATCAATTCAGAAGGATTGGATAGCAATGTCAAATTCAAATTGCTAAGAACAATAGGAGAAAGCGAATGGCGTTCCAATACAATGACCCCAAAAGTGTTAATATCATGGATGATGGGTCAATTATTGTGAAAAAAAAACAAAAACAAAAACAAAAAAAAATTAGGTGAAAAACTATGGAAGAACAATTGAAAATGGAAATAACGAAAGGAGCAGAAGTTTTGGGTATATCTCAAGACGATGCTATGGCAAAGTATTCTGAACTTTGTGAGCAGAACAGCATTGAAGAAACCAATAAAGTGGGCTTAGGTCTATGGCGAAACTATGTTGCTAACAACAACCCAAAGAAGAAAAGCGAAGGACAAAAAGAAAATGATTCTTTTTACAAAGCAGCATTTGGATTCTTTGTAACTCTTGAAGCGCCAAGAGATATGATGAGTTGGAATCGAAGCCGAGCAAAAGAGGAATTTATGCGAGATGAAGATAATGCTCTTGAGAAGGGTATTGTTGCAGTAGCAACAGAAAACGCTCTCGGTAAATTTACTGTATCTCGATACCATAATGGTGAATATCGAGAAGCAGTAAAGGCAACTCTACCTGATGGTGCTGAAACTCTTGAGGATGGTAGAATCTATATTCCTCTTGATAATACTGCTACATACATGAATGGCGGAGTAAATGAGAATTATGGTAAACCATTGCCTAAAGAACAATACCGACGAAGTGGTGTTTTCTATGGAACTCTAGATGGTAAAGAGATGCGTTCTTATTACTTCTCTTACAAGAACCAAGCAGGTGTTGATTTCGCACCAAACACATTTGAATGGGTTCATTTCCTATGTGTTGAAGGTTCTAATGGAACTGACATTTATGGAGCAAAGGATTTGACTTTGAGTAGTCTCAAACTAAATTCTGAAATTGACAAGGAAAGCGACATTCATCGAGATATGTCTGCGTTTAACTTTGAAGACTGTCTCCGTGATAATTTCAGTAGCCATCTAAGTCCTCTTGTTGAATTGGATAGAAAGCACGTTGAACGTCAAGCATTGCCATCAAAAGAACGTTACATCATTACTGATGGAACTGTTGTTAATATGGTAATGACTCCGACAAAGAACGGTAACAGAATCATTATTCTGACTGACTTGAATACAAGTGCTAGTTATGATGATGATGCAATTACTACGTTTTGGATTCCTTCACATCTCAAACTTGACTTTGGAATTGGTTCAAGTGTGATTGTTTGTGGAAGAACATCACAACGAGTTGTTGATGGGAATGCAGAACCAGTTACAGTGAATGCTTCGGGTATTTACTGCGTTGAACGTCAAGGTTCAGTTGTAGAAGTATCTCAAGAAGTGGAGGAAAACTTCGACTGGTTCTGATGCCACTCCAAAGGGGGTTTGCTAGGATTACCTCCTTGCTCAAAGTGTAAACGTGAACTTAGGAGAATTTGACGTTCAAATGGGTGCGAAGCCCTATTTTGAGGAATTAATATGATATACAAAAATGCAATAAAAACAGATAGAGCCTTTATTCACTTTAAGAATATCCAACACTTTAGTTGGAAAAAGAATAATGCGAATACTGAAATTACCGTTACCATCTATTCTGGTAATGGTGGTGGAATTATTCAACCAATGGAGGTTCATGAATTTGAAGAATTCTACAAGCGATATGCCAAATATATGGATGTGAAGGCTTGAGTGAATTAGTAGAAGAACGATTTTTGATTAAGTCAAACAGTTATATGGTTGATTTGACAAATGTAGATTTCATTACTTTCAAAGAGAATGAAAGAGATGCAGGAACTTATTGGGTTAAACTGCACATTGGTAGTAAAGAAGCAAGATATATTTGCGAAGATAAAGATTCACTTAGAACACTTTTGGAAAATTGGTCTAAGTTGAGAGGAAAAGAAATAACGATAACAGATGAAGATATAATTGAATGGTGATAACTATGGGATTGACAAATACAAATACAAAAGCAGTAGCGAATGAAACATCCAACAACCAACGAGTTTTGGCGTTTCATGACAAATTGAAGAAACAAACAGAAGGACGACTAGCAAGAAACAACCGTCTTATTTGCGGAGTTTGGGGAGAACCTAAAACCGTAAAGAGTGGATTGGCTCTTGACTTTCCAAATAAGCAAATTTATGTTTTAGATTGGGATGATGGTTGTGAACCAACATGGAGACAAAACCATGAATGCACAGATAGAATCACACTTTGGAATCCCGAAGTGCGAAACCACAATGGAGAACTTGATATTCAAAAGTCCGAAGCAAATTCAGAAGACTTTATTCTCTATGTTAAGTCAAAGATTGAAGAAGGAGAAGATGTTCTCTTTGTATTCGATGGTGTAGATAAGTGGCTTGATTGTTGCACACTACACGTTACTGGTTCTTCTAAGATTGGAAAGCCACAAAAGATGAAGTTTGAGTGGGGCAAAAGAAACGCTCCTTTCTATTCTCTTCTCTTGATGTGCAAGAATCTTAATTGCGACCAAATCTACATTACCCATGCTAAGGCTGATTACGGAGCAACAGGCGAAGTAATTGGTTCTAAACCAAATTGGCACAATTGGGGAGATTATTTACATCAAGTTGTAACGACGAAGAGAACGCGCAAAAAGACCGATGTTGTTTACAAGGCCGAGTTATTGAGTAGTAAGACCAATACCGAACTTGTGGGCAAATCTTGGGAAACATTGACTGTTGGTAATGGTAATGTTTCTTGGGGCGGTATTCCAGAATTGCGTGAGGGATTGATTTGAAATTCACAATCAATGCAACAACGTTCAAAAACAAACTAGAAAGCCTACAAGTAAAAGGAAAGCATCTAACAAACAAGGGTTTCAGTAACTCAAACTTTGGAACGAATGTTTATGCTTCTTTGCAAAGAAACGTATTGAGTCTCTATAATGGAGATTCAATCTTTCTTGTCAAGATTACTGTTGAAGTTACTGCTGAAACAGAAGGCGAAGTTTGTTTTGATTCTTCGATGCTTATACCATACTTGAAGTCATTCAAAGATGAAGATGTTGCTTTTACTGCTGATGACTTCATTACTGTTTCAATCGGTAACAAGAAAGCATCTGTTCCTAAATTGGTTAATCATCCCAATATGGAAGCACTATCAACACTCAAGAACATGACGGCACATATTCAGTATGAGCCAAACCCTACAACGCTTTGGAAATTCAGCAACTTCAACTATGAAGGAGCATTTTCAATGACAAACAATTACTTTGAGTCTTGTTTGAAGAACTGCGAATTAGTCAAGAATGGAATATACAAACTTGACTTCAACAATGACGTAACCTTTTCTACATCTGAAACGGTTAGAAACTCTTATACTGAAACATTGAGTCCAGTATTTCGTTTAGGAGAACCCGCTACTTTGCAATTTAGTGGCGCACTTTATTCTTTCTTTGAGAAAGAACAATTACTGAATTTTTATGTAAGAGATGAATCACCTTTGCTTATAGTGGCAAGTGATAGAATGCTAATGAAAGCACCCCATGTCGGTGGTAATGAATGATAATAAGTAAGACAATTGACGGACAAAATATTTACCTATCTTGGAGACAAAACGGAGAAAAGAGACATTCTGTTGTTCCTTTTCGTCCTTATTTCTTTGTTGAGGATGATGCCTATGTTGCTCACTATCAGCCTTCTAAGTTTATTCAAAGAGATTTTGAGTATGCTCAAGGCCAATATTTTAGCCTTGAAGGAAAGAAACTAAAGAAAGTTTTTGTTGAAAACTCCTTTGATATGAAAAAAGCAAAGGATTGTTTTGCTAGAACTTATGAAGCAGACGTTCCTTATCATTTTAGATACGCAGTTGATAATATTGGAGAAATGCCAGAATACAAAATGCGTAAATGGTATTGGGATATGGAATGGCAACAAGGTGGAGAACATCATGATAAGATTACTACTATTGTTGTTTATGATAACTATGATGAAAGATTCTTGCAATGGGTTTGGTTTCCAA